ACCGATACCAGCGGTGACGACGCCCGTGTCATAGGACTGGGAGAGAACGACGAGGCCCGTATTGCGGCCAGCGGCCACGGTGCCATCTTTGACGGTGCCCGTACGAAGCGGGCCAGACATAGTTGCGAAAGCCATGATAAGTCTCCTTTTGCACAAGTTGCCGTACTGTCTGTGCAACGTCTCCTAGGCGAGTCAGTACGGCTGGGTTTTCCTAGATCAAACAGGAAAGAAGGAGGGGGCCGAAGCCCCCTCCCTCACATCATCAAGTCGAACCCGGCGAACCGAAGATCGCAAGAGGATCCGACCAACCGAACGAGTAACGCTCACGAGCCTTGTAGCGGACATTGCCCGTGTCGAAATCACCGTCCATCGAGGTCGCCAGCGGGGTACGCACGAAGTGCTTCAGGCCATTCGGCACGTCCGTCATCAGGAACCAAGCGTTGGTGTCCGTGAGGAAGTGGTTGACCTTGTAGCCCTCGGGGATCGAACCCATCGCCTTCAGCGCGTTGATGTCGTTATCGGTCGTGCCGACACGGAGTTCCGTATCGAGCAGCCGCTTGGCGACAAACATGAGCGCCGGGGGGACGATGAGTTTCCGAGGCTTCGCAGCGATGAGCAGGCCACGCTCGTCGGTCCAACCAGCGATCTGGATGACAGCCGACTCAAGCGAGGTCTCGTTCAGGTCAGCAGCCACCGCAGGACGGTTGCTGTTGGTACCNCCCGAAACGAGCGGATGCGCGGTCGAGATGAGCGACACGCCGTCGCCACCCGTGTAAGCGGGCGAGNAAGCGTTGTTCAGGATCGACGCAGCCTTGACCTGCTTCGTGTACGCCATCGCACGAGCCTGCGCCTTGGTGTAGCGCTTGCTCAGAGAGTCGTAGAGGTTGTCCTCGACGGCCTCTTCCGTGATGGCGAAACCAAGAGCGATGGTCTCGTGGTTGTAACGAGCGGTCCACGCTTCCTGCGCATTGTCGTACGCAATAGCCTGACCTTCGTTCTTCACCGGGGCGGCGCTGAAGCCGGAGAGTTTCGTCTCCTCTTCAAAGGAACGCTCGGAGGTCTCGGTCTCGTAGATCTCCTTGTGTTCCTCGCCATAGCGACTGTACTCCATGCCGAACAGAGCGTTCAGGCCGGGGAGCAGTTCCTTCAGAAGTTGTGCGCGTGAAATAGCCATGTCTTACTGCTCCTTAAGCCGTGGTGCTGCTGTAGTAGCCGTGCGTCAGCAGGTTGATCTTCACGAGGACCTCGGGGTACACGGTGAAGAGGATGCTGGACGCAGCCGGGATGGCGGTGACGCCACCCGGAACGGCAACCGCCGAGTTGATCGTGACCGAGGTCGCACCAGCCGAGGCCGCAGTCGTGACGAACGACGAGGTCTCGATGATCTGACCGTTGGACGCAAGATACGCCACGCTCGTGCCCGCCGGGATAGCACCCGAGAGACCCGAACCAGTCAGCGTAATGGCGGTGCCCGACGACGAACCCGTGCCCGTGACCTGATACGCAGTCTCTTCCACCAGACCGACACAGCGGACGGGCAGGATCGAAGTGACCGGGGTAGCAGACGGAGCAAGGACGGCGTTGGCCGAGTTGCCCGTGGCAAGGCTCGACGCGACAGCCGCGTTATCGATCATCGACAGGTTGGTACCGACGAGGGCCTTGGCACCGGAAGCGAGAACGGTCGTGGCCGAGCAGACCACCGCCTTGAAGACGGTATCCGGATCGTCACAAACGTACGCCACGGCGTCACCCGCGAGGGTTCCGGTGGGCCAGAACTGGGAGAACGTCTTCTGCTTGGTCACCGGGTTGGTGAACGAACAGCCGAGGAACACGCCAGTCACAGCGTTGGAGGAGGTGGTCGCCGCGATAGCCGCACGGGTCACAAACCCGCGAGACAACACGACGAAGTCACCGTTGAAGATGTTCGTAGCGTAGCCGTACTGGATGGGATACATCCGAGTGCTACCCGAGAACACCTGTCCGCCGATCAGGTTGATCGGCTTAAGCCCGTAAGGGGCATCGACAGACGGATAAGCCATGTAGGACTCCTAAAAAGTTATTTGCCTTTGCCGAATTCGACGGTCGAGCGCCTTTCCTTGAAAAGCGGCATACGCTCGTCGTTCAGCCTCATGTAGTTGCTGTCCACGGACTCGATCTGCGACCGATTCTGCTTGGCGTAGTATTCGTCACGCTGCTTCATCAGTTCAGCCGGAGCCTTGCACAGCAACAGCCCGCCAACCTCCACATTTCCCTTGAACTTGGAATTGGGGTCGGCCTGATACATAAGTTCAGGATGGTCTTCGGCCTTCACAGGCTCCCAACCCTCACGGAACTTACCGGACGCATTCGTGGGGTCCAACTGCCCCATCATGGAGGTCCTGATCCATCTGAACACCCAACCGTCCTGCGGCGTGGGTTCAGGCAGAGTCTGGGGCGGTGCCCAAGACTGCTTACGCTGCGTTGATTCTCGGTTTTCAAGTTCACGAGCCAAACGATTCTCAGCCATTGAAATTCTCCAGTTTGAAAAGTTCTTTTGCGTACTGCTCATTGCTCAAGCCAAGTCTCTTGGCAAGCGCAACTTGAGTCGGAGTCAGGCGGACCTGACGCGGCGCGGATCCCCGCGTTACCGGAGCCACTACATTGGCTGGCTTTGTGCGTGGAGAAGGCTTCTCGTCCTTATCCATCGTTTGCTCGGCATTACCCTCAAAATTTTCAGGGAATCGCCTACGCATCGTCCTGTCGATCTCTTTGTAGTAATCGTCACTACGCGGATCGATTCCAGATCGGACCAGTTTTTCGTGCAGGCCGAGTGCGAGGGCGGTCATCTCCTCGTCTTCACCAAACCACGAGTTCTTTGCCTTCCAAGCCTCTGCTTTTGGGTCAGCGGCTGGAGCGGCCTGTGGCGGTGCCGTCACCTGTTGAGACTGTTGTACTCCTTCTTCCGACTCCTGTAAAGAGGGTCGGAAGCGTTCGTAATCCTTCAATTTCAGTTTGGCGTCGGTCAGGGCTTCCTGAGCCTCCGCGATCTTCTCCCCGTCACCCGACTCGTAAGCCTGCTTCAGGCGCTCCTTGGCCGTGGCAAGTTCCCCGGTAGCCGCCTTGGTGACCTCTTGGATGTAGGCCCTTTCGCCCACCCCAAGGCGCTGCTTGAGACGCGGTTCTCTTCAAACTGGGTCTGGGCAAATCGGAGGGCCTCGTCCTTCTCGCGGGCGACACGCTCCTTTTCACGGCGCTCGTCGTGCCAGACCTTCTTCATCTGGCCGAGGCGCTTCTTGACCTTCTCGGAGTACTCCTCAAGGTCATCCTTATCCAGTTCGTCCACGATCTCCTTCGGGAGCGGCTTACGGCCACGGTCCTCTGGCGGAGTATCGTCTTCGATCTTGATCTCCAATTCAGGCGTATCTGCCTGATTCTTATCGGTATTTTCGATCTCGTCCGGGAACTTGAACTCTTCCTGCTGCATGGTCTACTCCTTATGCGCGGCGGATGCCACGGGGGTCTTCGACAACGGCTTCGACATTGTCGTCGTTGATGATGCGGAACTCCCGACCGTGGATGACCACGCGGGTACCTGCGTACGGACGAGTAAGGACAAAATCGCCTTCCTTACACCACGGTCCGGTCGGAAAGCGGGACTCGTCCTTGTAGCAGAGGTCCCCCATCTTGACGACGAACAGGACGACAGTCGTCTGCTCCTCGACCTTCTTGGTGTCCTCAGCCTTGATGAGGCCGCTCTCGTACTCTTCCTCTACGTGCGGGACTGCACACAAAATGTGGTACCCCTTCGGCTTCGGCAGGAGTTTGGCTTTCGCCGCCTCTGCCTGCGTCTTCTCTACATCGATGTTACTCATCTTCGCGCTCCAAGCGTTTTGCAAGGTCTTTCACATGGTTCTTTGCGAGTTCAAGACCCTGTAACGCCCCGCAAAGACGTTTGTACTCAGCCTCGTCCAACTTGCCTTGGACCAAAGCCTCGATGATCAACGTGCGCTCTTCCTCGTACTTGCTGACCAAGTACTCCAGAGCGTTGGAATAACTCATTCTTCACCT